AACTTGGATTCGAGAGTGTGCAAGCCTCATGCAGTCAAGTAGCGTGTGTTCGCGTAGCGTCGAAATCTTGTAGTAGCTGACGGCAGGCAATGCAGCACCTTGTGGGATAACGTCAGGATAAAAACGTGTTCCGATTAGTCCTGTTAGAGTTGCGTTTTCTAGCAACTTTGTTCGCAATGCTTTGCCAACGTCGCTTGCCATTATTCGCCGCTAATTACCTTAATTGTTCTGCTTGCTGCCTCTGCTGACCCGCTAACAACCTGCAAAAACTTGACGCCTTCGAATGCGACTCTATTGAGTGCGTGGTGTCTGCTTGTCGAGGTTGTGAGCGAGTAAAGCGTCGATTCGTAGTACAATGGAGTAAATGTGGAACCGTTGTCGGACACGTTGAACGTGATTGCCGTTCCAGTTAGTGCCGCTGGCGTAACGATTGCTACAGGTATGCGATTGTTTTCCAACGAAAGCGTTGTCGATACTGTTCCGCTGGTTGCGATCGTGACGTTGCCGATTCGTAAATTCTTAGCCATTGCCAAGTTCCTTTATTTCTTTCGCAAGCTGTTCGTTGCCTGCTGTGATTTGTTGTGTTCTAGTCTCGTCGAAAGCTTTCTGCATGAAGCGTTCACTCGGATTGATTCGCTTTATCTTGCTGGTTTTCTTTCCCCAGTAGACTATTTTTCGCTTGTCGCCTGCTTCGTAGTTCTGTTTGTTGGCTCGTGGATACTTACCTCCGACGATCATCAATCCACCGCGTTCGGTTTTGATGAACTTCATGGCGATATACTTGCCTGAGTCCTCTTGGTAAGCAGCGTTGTCTTTGTATTTCTTACTCCACTTCTTTCTCGTTCCGCTTCGTCTGGAGCTTGGTGCAATAGACTTGGCTCGTTCTATCACTGGCTTTGCCATTGCCTTCAAGACTCTTTCCGCTGGTCCAATCCTCATCAATAGAGGAATTTTCAAAAGCTTCTGAATCTGTGCTTCGTCAAAATTGATTTGTATTTCTAGTGTCATGCTGTTGTGGTCACCAGTATTTCTAGTTCGCGTCGCATAACACCAATTGGGTTGATGTGGGTAATTCCGTAAATACGTCCTTCGAATAGGATTCGCATCTTGGTTGTGTAGCCTTCCCGGCTGTTGACTTTGAATATCGCTTTCGTCTGTGCTTCAAGCTGTCTTCCGCGAATCGTTTCAATACCACTCAACGACGTAAACTCCGCAGGCTCACCGCACCGAAAGTTAGTCCATTCGATTCGAGATTCTCCTGTTGCGTCCTGCGTCTCTACGGGTGTTTCGAAGTCTATTCTGTGCCGTTTGTTCGCTGCGTTGCTCACGGATATGTACTCCGTTGCAGTTTACTAATCAAACGACCGTAGGAACGAAATTCAGACTCTTTTTGAGGGTCGCGAGCCAGAAAGTAATTTTCCACCAAGAGCAAAACAGCTTTTTGCACAATTGCAGGAACGTTGCTGTAGCCGCAAACGTAAACTATCCTCCAAGCGTCCCAACGTGCCTGGGCGACAGGCCAAAGCTCATTGTATTTGAGTTGTATTTTCCTGTTCGCAACATCCAAACCGTAAATCGTAGTTGGAAGAGTTGTCAGCAATCCGTTGGTGTCGTAATACTCGATCGATGTTATCGACTGAACTGGTGACTTGTGAAGCTGCAAGCCGTCTATCATCGCATCGGTTTTTAGCTCCCAGGTTTGTGGACATATAGCAATGTCGCAATCGCTCTCAACTTCTTGCCTAGCTTGCGAGATTAGATCAAGTAAATGAGAATCGTGCGACGGATCGCCAAGTGCGATTTCCACGCATTCTTTCACTTGATCTAAAAGTACTGGCTCTATCGTTGGACCAGTCAGCAAGGTAGGACGGTAGTTGTTCACTTTTGCTTTCGCGGTTTCTGACGCTGTTGCTGTTCTCGATCATCAGTTGATTCTGACGCGATTCCGCGTTGAATCATGATTTCCGCTTGCCCTGCCTGGACGCCTACCAGCCGAAAACCGATTGGCAGGCCATTCCACATTTGCAGTAAAACCAAATCCATTAGAGGACTCGGCAAACGTCGCCATCAGCCATCGTTGCGGATGTTGCTGGAGAAAGGTGTGCTTTCGTCAAGATTGCAACAGCAGCAATGAATCCACCTGTCGAACCATCTCCAAACGTAGCCACGACTCGAAGAAATGGATTCTTTCCTCGCATGTCGATTTGAAAAACGCAGGTTTGGTTGTCATCGGTCGCCGATGGCAAAGCAAGCGTAGTTCCGTCTGGTGAAGTTCCACCGGCAAAAGTCGCTCCAGTGATATCTGCGTAAACACCACCGCTTGTCGCTGAAGCCTCGACCTTCAGTGCTGTCAGAGCAATGTCAGTTGCTCCGAGCTGCACAACAATCGTGCAGTAATCGAAGTCTCTTGCGTCAATTACTACTTGCGTAGCACTAGCGTTGTCAATAATTGCCGCAGGGCTGATCGCCCTGACGTATTTAGCCTGTTGCATCAAATTCATGTTTTGTTTCCTATTGTTTGTTTTTCAAAAGAATTGAACCGCTACCAATTAGGAAGCAGAAACGAGCGACACCATTGGACCAGCTACGGAAGCCGTTCCACGTTCATGTACAGCTATGTCGTATCGTAAAGTCGATCTAATGGCAGTTTGATCAAATTCGAAGTATCGAGAAGAGTCCGCTGCTATTGTCACGCCACGTCGATTGCCCTTGGTTGCTGCCATAGACAGGTCACCAAAGTAAGCGAACTTCGTTGAGGCTCCGACTGTTGCTGGCAAGCATTGTGCAAAAGTCACTGGGTAACCCATGAACTGCATTACAGGACCGTTGCCGAGATCGGAAACATTGTTTCCACCTGCTGCAAGCTGTAAGCGTGCCATGACGTTCCAGTAAACGGCACTATGAACAAACCAACGTGGCTGGATACCTGGGAATTGCGGAATTTTAGAAACGGCATCTTGGAAGACTGCAATTGTCAAGCTGGCTGCTGTGTTTTGCGAAGCTGCTGCGGTCGCAACTGAACCAGCAAGCAACGCATTAGCAACACCAACAATTCCGTTGTGGGTTGTCGTGCCATCTCCTAGGAAACCAGCTTGGTCTTCCTTGACTGCGTGAGCGTATGCAATTTCGTTAGCCAAGAAATCGGCTACTGCGATGATTGCATCTTCGCTTAGCTCGCTGCTGATCCGTGTCAGCGTGCCCCACTTCTTAGCGGTCAAGCTAATCTGATTCATGGTGGCATCGGAGTCGGTGATTTGCTGAGCTTCGGTGACTGCGTAGGCAGTCAATCCACTGAGTCTTCTAGGACCGATCCACTGGTCAGAGGTCATCGGAACATTGCGAACGTATTGACTAAATACGCCAAATGACTCTTTTAGATTAACGATTGCCGATTCGAATTGCGGAATCACCAAAACACCGCCGAGCAAGTCGTTGTTTTCGCCCATTGCATTGGTGATCAGACCATGCTCGCGGCACCATTGCCGAGAAGCTTGATCGCCTCCGATCGTTGCCATCAAGAACCGACCAGATGCGTAAGCGTCTGCTTCAGCATTTACACCTTTGAACGCTGTCAGACGGTTTCCTCCGCGTGCTCTTGCTGGCACTCGAATAACTCGTTCTGGTTCGCTAAAACCGTGGTGAGAGTTTTCGATATGCTCATCAAGTCTTGGAGACATACGAGCTGTCGCACGGTCTAGAACTGCTAGACGCTGTTCCATTGTGGAAACTTCTTCGCCAATCTGGTCAAGCAATCCGCCCTTGGCTGTGATTGCTTCTAGACGTGCCTTTTCTTCGGCTGTCTCAACTCGGTTTTCCTTAGTTGTGATGTTGTCGATTGCTTCGACTTCTGCAACAAGGTTCGAGATTTCGGCACGCTTTGCAGCGATCAGTTTTTTCAAATTCATCTGGTTTGCCTTTGCAAATTGCTGGCATACCAAACGAAAATAGCGGCTGGTGATGCCAGCGTGGAACGAAACATAAAGTAACGTTCGACGCCTGCCATCCACTGCCGCTAACGAGTTGCAATCAGATAACTGAGTCGATTAAATTTTTGCGGGATTTCTCCCAATTCAACAAATACTAAGCTAAGTGTTTTACTAAGTCAAGCATTTGGCTCGAACGTATGGCCCTCTCTCCTTGCGCACTGCAGTTTGAACCAAAGATGCTGGTGGATTCTTGAACCAGCTAGCCAACGTTGCCTTAGCCTGCGTTGCCCCACCTGTCGCAGTCGATAGCCCTGCCGCAACCGCTTCCGGTCCTGTGTACCAAGTTTCCGCATCAAGCAACGCCATCACGTTCGTTTCGGTTGGCATGTATTCGGAATAAATCTCCACAAGCGAACGATCGTAAGTTTCTAGAGTGTCGGCAGTCTTTCGTAGCTGCGTTGCATTTCCAAGATCGACCGTCAACGCTCTGTGAATCATCCAACGACCACCTGCCGATGTCGTCCGAGTCTCTCCAGCTAACGCTATAACGCTTGCAGCACTTGCGGCCAGTGCGTCAACGTGTGTGTCCACGCCTGGCTTGTGTCGTTTTAGTGCGTTGTAGATTGCTATACCTTCGTCAGCGACTCCACCAGGAGAATTTATGCGAACGATTGCACGTTTTTTTCCAATCGATGCAAGAGCCTCAATAACTTCCATTGAAGTAAAGGAATCTTCAAACCAGGATGCACCAACAGCACCATAAAGAAAAAGTTCTCCAGTCGATTGATTTACGGCAAGCATTCTTCATGTTCCTTGTTGTTTTTTACAGAAAAAACACGGTTTTCCCAAGATTCTACACAGTTTTCTAGCGTTTTTCGGAAGTCTTCTGGCTTTGAATTCGTTGCTTCCAAAAGAAGTCTCTTAGATTCTTCGCAATGCGTTTGGGATGAGTCGCGATCGAGCCCAAGCTCCTCCATTTTGTCACCAAGCGTTTTTTCCCAGTCACAATACCAATTCTCCATCCACGTGAGAAAATTCTTGTCGTCTGCGTGCTGCAAAACACGCTTTGACTCGACGCGAATCATGTGACGAAGCTGTGATTCTATAGCTGCCTCAGCTCTGTCGTCAGACTGGCTAGATTCACGTGAAGAAGTGTTAGGGTTTTCGTACTCGTCCCCACCATCCACCGGATTCATATCGAAGTAGCTTCTAGCCTCATTTCGACTGATAACGGTTGCTGTTATTAGCTTTGAGACAAACTCCGCAGTTGCAGACTTGTCGGAACGAAGCAAAGCACCGTCGTTGAACTTGTGGTAAAAGCCCCTAGAACGTTCTGATTCCGTCAGTAGCTTCATGTTTGCTTGCTCCTCATACTGCGTAAGCCACGCGCCAAGGCAGTTCATCAAGTAAGACAAAACCTTTTGTTCCAGCGAGTTGTAAGAAACGCTGTTATCGTCTCCGAGTATCGTTTCTAGGCCTAGCCATAAAGCGACCTGCTGACGAGTAAATTTTCTGTTTTCTAAAAGTTGAGCGTCCGCGTTACTCATTGCTAGAACATTCGCTTTTATTCCTTCACGAAGTAAACCTGTTTTGCCTGCGTTTGAGTCCCCGTCGTGTGCGTTCCTAAACTGCTCTAGAAACTCTTTTGCTTTAGCCTCTTCTCGGAATGCACCTGGAGGAGCTTCTAGCATCAAGCCGCCTGCGTAGCCTTTTTTAAGTTGCTTTAGTGAATGGTTATCGCTTGCGGTGTCGATCCCTAAAGTGCTTGCGGCTAGCTGGACAATTGAAACACCCGTAAAACCGTCTAAAGTAAATCCCATCGTATGAAACACGTTGGAGTCTTCTAAAACAACAGTATCCTCTGGATTTTCTCGCATGTCGTTCAGCAAATCAAAACGCTCGTCTCTATGTGGTTTTGTAAAGTGAAGTTTTAGTCCTTCACTCATGACTGTAAGTGTTCTGTCTGGGATCAATGGGATTAGCTCGACAGGAACTCCATTTACGCGGTGTATGTAAGCTCTAGCATTTCCCCAAAGCAGTGCATGGTTTAAGTGTTGCTGCTTGTAGATTAATGGTGACTGGTAAGCGTTTGGCCTATCCTTCAGAAGTTTATGCGAAGGATGGTTGAGTTGTACTGTCGTTGACCTGTTTTGTTTTCTGTAAAGGGAACATGGCAGCATCGAAAAGTTGTTACTGATCTTGCGAACTCCGTAGAAAAACGCTGCGCTAGTCAACGCTTTATTGACAGTCATTGCTGACTCGTCGCTACTCTTAAACATATCCCAAAACCAACGTAGTGGCTGCATCATATCAAAAACATGCTCCCCGTACTGCGTGTAGGTGCCAGTTGACAGACGCGAAACGCCATAACAATAGCGACTATCATGTCAATTTTATCATTGGAGTTTCCTTTGTCGAATCTCCATTTTCCATCTGCATCGGCCACGATGATTGCATTGCACGCCATCCACGACAAAACAGGATGACCATCATGCTTAATCAGTCCAATCTTTAGCAAGTGCAAGAACTCGCGTATTGGCTCGTTAAACATATAAGCCTTTTGAGCCATCGAAACAGCTTGAAATCCTTCCGATATAATCTCTTCCGCCAGTAACTTTGCGTTACTCGGATCGTATGCGGCTGTAGTTATCCCAAAATCTTCCATATCTCTCAGGATATCAGTACGCATTTTTATTAACGGTTGCTGGTGCGAATGCATCTTGTCGCCATAAATCCAGCTAGCAAAAGGTTCCGCTGTTAGGTCTCGCAATGTGTCAGACGCTATGTAAGCCTTTGCCTTTATCTCATATCGATAAACAGGAACGACTTTTTCGCCATCCTTTTCGTCGATGATCGTTTCTTCTCCAACCAAGAAGCGTGCACACGTGCCGAACGCAGCAAAATCGTCTCTAGCTCCAACGTCGATTCCTAATCCTATTGCGTCCGCTAGTTTCCAATCGGACAAAACGTCCTTGGCGGCGTCCCACGTATCTTTTTCGATAGCACGCTGCGAAGAACTTGTAATTCTCTGCATGTGCTTAGACAAAAATGTCTTCTTAAAACTCGGCTTGTTTTTTGCGTCTGTCGCTTGCTGTTGCAAGTAGTCTAAAGAAACCGAGATTCCTAGATTCGGATTTGCTTTTATCCAGCAATTTTCATCAAACGGATCGTCTTCGTCATCGATTGCAGCGATGAACACAAACTTAGATTCATCGACTACGCTACCAAGTGAGATCGACTTGCATAGTTGCAACGTCTCTAGCCAAATTTCGCTTTGATCGTCTCCGAATGTCGTGATCTCAATCTGCAGAGGTTGCGTTCTCGAAGCTGAACCCGTCACCATCGTGTCATAGTATTTCCGGTGCTGCTTGCGCCATGCGTGCAACTCGTCAAAGATTACATAGTGAGGGTTTGGACCGTCCAAAGGCTTGTCGCTTGCTGTCGTGCAGCAAAAGGAGTTAGTTTCTGGCACAAAAAGCCTGTTTATATGGCTTTTTACCATGCCTTTTAGCGAGTCGTTCGAGGTTCTCATTCGAACAGCTTCGTCGAATACACACTTCGCTTGGTCTTTCTTTGTGGCAGCGATGTAGATTTCGCTACCTGGCTCGCGATCCATTACCAAACCTATCAACGCAAAACCAGCAGCAAGCGTACTTTTCCCGTTCTTCCTACCGAAACTCAGATGAGCATAACGAAATCTTCTCGTGTCGTCTGCTGTTCGCTTCCATCCGTAGATACTCCATACGATGAATAGTTGCCAAGGTTCTAAGTGAAAAGGATGGCCAGCGAACTTACTGCCCTTCGAATGACGCAAGGCCATAGGAAAGAAGTTGCAAATATCCTCCGCTTCGACTTCATCGAAGTAGTACGGAAAATCCTCGTTGCCGATTCGCTCCAAGTCCTTTAGGTGACGTTCACATGCCGCGATTGCCAACTTACCAGCCACGACCGTACCATCGAGGACATCCTCAATGTACTTGTGTATTCTTTGCTTAGTTGGAGTCGTGCAAATCATAATCAGTTAGGTTTTGGACCCATCCTTCGAAGTAGCATTTCGGCAAACGGGTCTAGTTCTTTCTTGCCACCGACGGCAACAATCTTCGATTTGCTTGCAGGAGTAAGCCCGAACTCTGTCAACTCTTTTAGAAATCGGTTTGCGTGCATGTGTAGTTGAGTTGCTTCCGGCTTCGTAATCGGTCCTCCTGTCGCCCCAACCGTTGCTACATTGCCTTCCTTACATTCTGAGTAAAGCCACATCAACTGTGCCCAGTCTAGAGCGTGCATAGTAAGCAAAGGAGCACAAGCCGTCGTTAGAACTCCTGCGTCACCAAGGATCGTGCAGCACCAATTCCAATACCAAGCGGCGTCTTTGTTTTCAGACACAATCTCAGGCATTTCCGGAGCCCCCTGGACATACTTCGGCATATCCTTAGGTCTGCGTTGCGGATCTTTTACGTACGCTCCAGAGGCTTCTAATACTGCGGGATCTTTTCTAGGTCTTGCCACTACGATAGTCCTTCATTTAATGCTTCAACGTAGTGTTGATTGCTCCACTGCTTAACCTCTATTCCCGCCATCGCATCACCTTCTAAAAGATCATGGCACGGCACACAGACAGCTAGCCAATTGTCGAAGTTCATCCGCCTGGATTCGTCGTCTTTTACTGCAATTATGTGGTGCATGTGCTCGCTTATGTTTGCCGACTCGACTCCAACTACCATCATGCACCTTTCGCAAAGTGGGTAGTTTGTTCGATGTCGTTCGCTCGCTGCTCTGTGATCCGATCCATAACCTCTTTCCTTCGTCTTCCTTGTTTCTGGCTTGCAGTTCTTGCAACTCTCGCCGTTTTTCAAAACTTTTCCACACTTACAAAACCTCAAAAATTAAAACTCCCCGTTTTGCGGACATATACGGAAGTGGGCAAAGCGGTCGCTGTGTTAAAATCGCTGTACATTTTCACCACCCCCCGTACTGTGTCCTGAGTGTTCGCCGCCTTCGGTCGCGGGCTAAAATAGCCACCCTTTAGGGGGAACCAAGACCTATGGGGCATCAACTGTTCCACAATGCGACTCGTTTGCACATAGCAACGAATGACTCTTGGCTCATTGAACCCTTAGCTCTGCAACACCTCGCGATTGGTCCTGTCTTTTGCATGGAATTACCTTTTGCCATGGACTAGGAAGCGACATAAGCTTCATCTCTGCTTGAGTCTTTAGTTAGCTCAGCAAGCCTTTCGCTAGTCACGACACCAGCTCGCAACAGATAGCCAACCATTTGCTCGAACTCTGTTGATTCGAAGACGACTGGCCAATCGTTTGCTTTGTAAGCTGCAATCGTTTGACCTATAGCACGCACTTGAGCATCAGACGAGGACACAAACACCAGCAGTTCGTCTTTCGTGAGGCGGTTATAGAATGCAGTCGCATCAATAATACGAGGATTGAAAGGTAATCCTTTAATCAGCAATTCAATGCGTGCGTTGGCTGCTGCAAGTTCAGCAACTAATGTATCGTTTTGGATCTGCAATTGGTTAGAAAACAACGCCCCAAACTCAGCAAAGCCTTCCGGTTCCACTGAAGTAAGCTCATTTTTCCAGAAAACGCCATCGACGAAAAACGACTCTTCGAAAGTAGCCCCTTTAACTTCTGTTCCGTTATCGTTCCACACTGCTAGAAATTGTCTTGGTTGTCTTGTGATTGCCATTTGTTATACGGCTGCTGCCGTCCCTTCGTAGTACCATGCTGAACCGTTAGAAAAAACTGTACGATAGGCCACAGTAGCCGAATCGCTGACTTGATACCTCTGGCCTATGCTCGAAGCAGCACTAGGCAAAGTTGCTATTGTCCGTATTGCCAACACCACAGCCCCAAAAAACGAAGCTGATTCCGCGACTACAAGCCGAGAATATATTTCTGTCGCTGCTACTGCATTAGATGATCCAGGAGTCAACAGCATGTGCTGCCTAGAGTTTACTACGTCCCTAAAATTTAATGCCTGCCCAACTCCATCGAGTTTATAAACTAACCACTGAGGCACACCGACATTTGCTCCACCTACGTCTGCAATTTGAACGCCGTAGCGACACGTTATTGCGTCTTTGGCTATTACTTGGCTTTCGCAAGTGAGGATCTGACGAAGCTCGAACGGCCCATAAAAGATCGTATTTGAGGCCAGGTTAGTAGCCCCTTCGGAAAAGGTTGCATGAATACGACTGTTGACATCATCCCTTAGTATTAGCGATCCGACTCCATCGTTTTTGTAGATCGACCAGGCTCCAACACCTGATACCTGGTCTGCGATAATTACTCCGTATTCAATTGTTTGTGCCGCTGCGAATGTGTTCGCTGTCGCTAAACTAGGCGTAGCATACGCCAACGCATTCCAAGCCGTCACCCCATCCCCGACCTTCATCTGCTTCGTCGTACTGTCGTAGCCGATTTCCCCGTCCGCAAGTATCGGATTAGCTGCACTCCACTGTGCAGAGCTACCTCGTCGTGATTGAATTGTATCTTTTACTGGCATGGTTTTACCTGACTTATTTTTCTGCTCATTCCCAAACACCTCCAACCTTAACGAACGGTGTCGCACTCTTCCAAGTGCCAGTTACCTTCACAAAAGTTATCGCATCTTTCCATTCACCAGCAACCTTCAACCTAAAGCCACCTAGATCCACATTGCCACTGACCAACGTAGCAGACGCAAGCTGAACAGATAGCGAACCAGTAGCACCGTTTGCGACTGTACCAGACGACGATACAACGCACGAATCAAGTGCGCGGTTGACTTGTGCTGTTAAGCCTGGGCTGAAAGAACCAGTGGATACTAGCGTAGCATCTGCGAGTGTTCGCGTTACCGAACCTGATGCACCGTTTGTTACTGTGCCAGTTGCCGACGAAGTAACGTCAGCCAGTGTCCTTGTAACCGTACCACTTAGTCCAGCCGCAAGCGTTGCAGACGACGAGCAGCTAACAGCCGCTAGGCTTGCCGAAACGGAACCGGTTACTGAACCAGCCGCACCACCTGTTGAGGATAGCGTTGCATTATCGAGTGTTCGTGTGACACTACCTGATGCACCAGCAGCAAGTGTACCGGTTGCCGAAGAAGTGACATCTGCAAGTGTTCGGGTAACGCTACCACTAAGTCCAGCCGTAAGTGTGCCAGTTGATGAGCAAGTGACTTGAGCCAGGGTCGATGAAACCGAACCTGTTAATCCGCTTCCAATTGTTCCGCTAGACGATAGCGTTGCGTTTGCGAGTGTAGTATTCGTGCTACCAGTTAAGCCAGCCGCAAGTGCACCAGAACTAGATAGCGAAGCATTATCGAGTGTTCTAGTTACAGTTCCGCTCAAGCCAGCCGCAAGCGTGCCAGAAGCCGACAGCGTTGCCGCTGCTAGCGTAACCGATACTGTTGCCGTTACCCCACTTCCGACAGTGCCGCTAGAAGCTAAAGTGGCCGCATCTAGCGTGCTTGTCAGCGTACCAGAAGCACCAGACGCAAGCGTGCCAGTTGCCGACAACGTGGCATCGGCTAGCACTGCCGATACCGTACCAGACAACCCACTTGCTAACGTGCCCGACGAGGACAAAGAGGCGTTGGCTAACGTGCTCGATACCGAACCAGTAGGAGCAGGAGCAGAAGAGACAGACAGCTTTCTACTTGCACGCTCGTATGCTATGCCGCGACGACTCGCGAGCGTCCTAATTTCTGTTCCAGCCAACGGACGGTCGTATATGCGAATGTCGTCAATTCGACCTTGGAATGGCGAAAAAACTCCATCGACTCTAGCTCCGAATCTCATCGAGTGCGTCCCAGAATAGATGCTTGCTGTCGTGTCGGAAACAGAAGCGATCTCGGACCCGTTCAGAAACAGTTTGCGGGTTGATCCATTGATTATAAATCCAACATGCTGCCATGCGTTAATCGTTAAAGAGCCAGAGGATTGCCAAGTTGCTGGACCTGTGTGATAGAGGTTAAGAGTTGACGCACCTACCGAAAAATAGTGAGTGTATGTCGATGTTGAATATACAGTCTGATTGTCTCTCGACGCACCTGCCGACGTAGAATACACCCACATAAATAAAGCGGTCGTGGTGTTTTTGAAAACATTGCCAGACGTGGAAACATAATCATTCGACCCGTCAAAATCCAAAGCCCCCTTCCCGCCGCTAACTACCCAATCGCTAGCTGGGTCCATGTCCGTCAGCGTGCCGTGATTTCCGTACACAGAATGATCGAACAGTATTCCACCAGTCGCACCAAGGCTAGGTGCCCAAGCACCCACGCAACCATCCCACAGACTTGGATACTTCGGTGTGCCACCTCGGCGTGGCGAATAGAAACCTGCTTTGTAGCTCGGGTTGTTCGAGCTTGGGATAACAATTGCGGATAAAGTGCTAGGTCCGGTGCCTGTAGCCGACAGCGTTGCACTACCAAGCGTCGCGGTCAGCGTACCCGTTACACCTGAAGCTGGCTCGACGAGCAAT